TTTGATTTACACGGAAAGGGCGAGCCACGCGGTAATAGGTTCTTGACCACTTGTCCTTGATCCTATCTGCCTGCCATGGTGGCATCAAATGTGATGCCTGCGTATGTTGAGATAAAATAGTTAACCAGTTCTTGTTAGTAGATGACGAACCAGTTACTATTGAGAGTTTAGAGGCACGTATCCAATGGACGTGGTCTCCGAACCGTTTATAGATCTTTCCACAAAAAGTGAATCCGATGTCGGATATATGTGTTTTACTCATGTTTAATGTAAAACCGACGCTGGTGCACCTTGCTTTATATAGGTCCCAGTCCTTAGCTGTACAATAAGTTGCCATGTCATCACCGTACACGATTGACCTGCGCACTCCGCTAGGGGACATCGCGTCTACACAATAGAGGTGAGCAATTGTTAATATAGCAAAGCTTAGAGGAAGTCCCAACAGTGTTCCATTTATGTTCTCTCCGAGAAAGTTTCCCTTCTCGTCGTAGAGTTTCATTGGTTCGACTGTTCTCATAGCGCTTCGCTTTTGGTTATCTGTCCATCCAAGAGCGGTCCCTAATCCTCTAACAATTGAGTATATTACCTCCTTCTTTAGTGTATCTGTGGCCTGGTTCATGTCCGTTGAATAGAACCGGCGTTCACAGTCTCGCTTTTTGTCGTCCCACAGACGCCTTGCGTTGTATGTGTGATCATCAGTATAAGCCCCCTTTAATGCGGGATGTCTCTTAAGTATACTTATGACTTGGTCCCCTATAGGTTGTGAGCTTGATGTTGTGACCTTATCAGCAACATTAGCTATCCTATATTTACCTCCCTTCTCTGGAATGGCGCAAATTCGCGATTTTGCAGTCTCAGGTTCTTGATTGCTTATCACGAAGTTCCATATATCCTCAAGTGAACTATCTTTGAGGTTATAGTACTTAATGCCATACGGAGTTGTGATTGGGGTTTGATGAGTTAAGATCAGATCCCCATTTTGATCCTTGGGAATATTCTGAATATAACTCTGTAACTTGTCATAAAAGAGCTTATACGAGCCTCCTTTTCCTCTTGAGTTTTCATAACAAGAGGCTTCTGTCAAGTAATTGTACTTCATGACAGGAACATTCAGTTTTATCGACTTATCATTGACTTTGATGGTTTTGTTGTTTAGCTGTTTGATAAGGAGATGTGTAAAACGTTCTAGTTTTGCATGGTCCACTGTTTGATCTTTAACTGCAACACGGCGTAAAGAGTGTTTGATCTTTGAATCCAACTGATGGATAGTCTTACTTTTTCTTACTGTTTCTTCGAATTGCTGGCGTTCTAATTCTGCAGTACTGTTCTTATAGGTATTGTAGTTACGCAAGTCATCTAAATAGTTTTGTTTCCTTAGCATTGCTTGTTCGTATCTTTGAAAAGACCTGCGTTCGTCCCTAAAGAACTCAGGAGTGCAGTCTTTTGTACTTACGTGATGCAAGAATGCCCCATCCGGATAGAACGTTGATGGATGTGGTTGTATAAAACTATAACGGATCTCGACCCTTATTGCGTTGATGACGCGTGTTCGTTCGTTCCGTAATTCGATTGTTTTGTCAGTATCGACTAGTTGAATTTGGACCTGTGTTTTCTTGGTCCATGCTTTGACGGCCTTCTTGAGGGCTCTATCCATGGCCTTTTTATTATGGATAGGTGGAATTGATCTTGCAAACGTTGCTAGCAGAGCTATCTGTCGTGTAGAGTGTAGGATACCACGATGGATGCCAGTGTAATACTGTTCCCATCGCTTAGGTATCGTATCACCTAAGAGAGCGCTTTCCGCATCGAACGAAAGCTGTTTTGCCCATTGAATAACACCCGACGTACCTCTGTGTACCACTTGCAACACAAAGTCCTTTAGAAACCTGGTCAATCCAAGAGTTCTCTTGTCGTCAAACCATCTAGTACTTTTCACAACGAAACTGTAAGAAGTAATGATACATTTAAATATCTTATCGATAACACGTAATTTGTCCTTTGTTATTTTATCACCTGATTTCCTCCAATCGCCTAACCGAGACAATGCATCTCGAAGTGAATTTCTCTTTCTCGGAAGATTAAGAAGATAATTCGCGGCGCCACATAATGTGCGTGGAATTCCAACGGTTCTACCTTTATGGGGTTTACTTGCAAACGTAGTAGATCCTTTAGAACGGGATTCCTCACTTTTGACGGACGTATCTTTACTTCTTTCCAGTGCTTCACTTTTTGAAGAAGATACTCCACCATGTCCTCGCGTGTACTTTTCGCGGTGAGACCGGGCTTTGTGATTCGAATGTTCTTTTGATGGTTTGCCCTTTTGTTGACGGGACGGTTTGATAGATTTAGAAGGAGAGCCCAGTGAAACATCTGGTCCCTTCTTAATCGTGGTATATGTGTCATCTGAATCTGAATTTATGTCTGTGACTGTGGGTTCTGGTAGCAGGAACGTATCGTCGTCTCCTCCCTCCTCTAATCGAACGTTAAATGGTATGAGTTCGGTATTATCAGGGAATATTATATCTAATACAATTTCATCATCCAGAAGAAGTAAGAGCATAGCTATGTTAACTAAGCAGTTCCTCCTCTCCCATAAGCTGATCGAGCTTAGGAGTTGGCGTGGTTCTGCATATAGCGTACTCAACTTCGTAAGGATGCTAGCCACAATGTTGTGGTTGATTGTATCTGATGTATATTCGCCAATATTGAAATACTGACCAATCCAGTCTATGAGTGCATTTCTGCTCATAGATGTTCTATTTAGAGGGCATGGGAGTTCGTAGCGAGATACTAACCTGTTCAACAGTTCTTTTAACATGTCAAGCATATCTTCTGGAAACGGATGTCCATATACCGTCAAGCGTTCTGGCTTCAACTGGGCAATAAGTCGAGAAACATTTGGATATTCC